GAACTAGTGATATTTCATGGGAAAATTTTGGTATCTTTGAAAAGTTTCCTAAAATAAAATTTTATGATTATTCAAAAATTTATAAAAGGGCTTTAAAATATATTAATGGCCAATACTCTTCTAATTATTCAATTACTTATTCATTGAATGAAGATAATAGAGATCTAGCTTTTGATATTTTAGAAAAGGGGGGTAATATTTCGGCTGTGTTTCGTGATTTCATTCCTAAAAAATACAAAGGTTTTAGGGTTATCAATGGGGATGAAACAGACCTTCGATTTCTAGACCCTAAAAATTGTATTGTGGGGTTAATAGCAAAAGGAAAAGCAAAAAAGGATTATTCTGGTTTTGTTTTAGATAATTAAAGAAAGGAAAAAATAAAATGATGTTGAATAGTAGATTTAAACTACAAGTATTTGATGAAAAATTAAATCGTTTTAGAGATGTAACAGAAAAAGAAAGATTACAAAGGGAATTAAGTTTCATTCTTCAAAACAGAACAGATAACACTTGTAATATTAAAGAAGTAAAAGACCAAATCAAAGAATTTAAAGAGAAGTTAAAAAATCTTTTTGAAAATAGAAAGGCTTTAAATAATAAGATTAAAAGCCTTAGAAAAACAATAGAAAGGAAAAAATAAAATGAATGAAAAAAATAAAACTATTACTTTAACAAGTGAAGAACATAGTTTTTTAGTTGAGGAGTTGGGGGAAAATAGAAATAGATCCCAAGAGCTTTTAGATGATGAAACTATATCAATTAAAAATAATTATTTAATAAAAGGAATAGAAAGCAATATTGAAGGATATAAAAAAGAAATAAGGCTTTTTAATTCTATTTTAAAAAAACTTTAATAAGAAAGGAAAAAAGAAAATGAATGATTTAAATTTAAGAAATTTAAAAGTTAATGAAGTTTTAAAATTTGATGATTATCATCATATAGTTTTTAATTATGATATTGATTTAAATGGAATGTTGGGAGTAGTGAAAAGCATTCATGAAGATAAAAAATACAATCATTATCAAATTGAAGTTGAATTAATTGATAAAAAATACTCTGAGGATTTGGAAGAGTGGAATAATTGTCTCTGGTTCACAATTCCAGAAAATGAATATAATGCTAAATTTACAGTATTAAATAGGTTTTCTGAATTTAAACCTTTTGAAGAAGAGATATATTTAAATCAATATAAATGCCCCTTGTTTCGTGTTTCGTGGAATGGTGACGAAATTATATCAATTCATTCAAAGGAAACTTTATTAAAAGAATATGGGGAATCAAATTTATTTGATGATAATATTTCTTGGATTGGCTACCCTTTAAAACTTTTTGAACTTAATAACATAAAGGAAAAAAGAGAAATTAAAAATATGTATGAAGTAATAGACTTTTTAAATGATGATGATTTAAAAAGCTTATCAATAAAATTTGTCTCTGATAATTGTGAGATAACTAGAATTAAATAGAAAGGAAAAAAGAAAATGGAAAATAATAAATTAATAGTACATTTTAAAAGTGATTATGGAGTTGAGAGAATGTACCCCACTTGTGAAACTTCAAAATTGATTGTTAAACTATTTGGGGGTGATAAGTCAATAAATGATCAAAGAAAAGTTATATTAAAAAAACTAGGCTTTGAATTCAAAGAAGAAGAAAGGAAAATATAAAATGAAAAGTGAAACACTAAACCAATTAAAAAAGGATAGTGATAAAAATAATAGTATTGAATTAAAAACAGCTTTAAGAATAGAATATAATTCAAAAATATTTTATTGGAAAGCTCAAGAAAAAAAAGCAAAACAGTATTCAAATAAATATTCGTCTATTGTTTTAAAATTAGATCAAGAAATTAAACATTTAGAAAGGAAAAAAGAAAATGAAAGATAAAAATAATAATCATATTGTTGATGTTCAAGACTTATTATCAATTGAAAGTGTAAGATCTAAAAGGAAACATCCTTGTGACATTAATATAAATGAGGAAGGGAAACTTTTAACCCCTTATTTTTCGCAATCGAAGAATGAATATATATCTCTTTTAGATATGCCATTATCATACATGGTGAGGGCTTTTAATAGAACTTTAATTGAACTAAATAACCTTAAAGAAAATAAAAAAGAGAAAAAGAAAAAGTTTAAGGTTGTTATAAATACTGATGAAAGTTATTCTCAGATTGTGGAGGCTCAAGACTTGGATGAGGCTAGAGAGAAAACCTTTTCAGAATTTTTTGATAAAGGAGGGGATAAAATGAAACTAGTTTCCCAAGATCTTGATATTTTAGATATTGAAGAAGTTAAATAAATAATTATTCTTGTTTCGTGTTTCGTGGGGCTTTTTATAAAGCCCCTTTTTTTATTGTCTAATAACAAAAAATTTAAAATCGGCTTTTTGAGCTCATGGTATGATAAAAATTTTAATACACTACTACAGCACCTTTTGAAGACGAAAAAAAAAAAAATAATTTTTTTAAAAAAGAAGTGTACTACTGTAATAGATAACAAAATATCTTAGTTTTCTCTTTTAAATCGTCATACACTACCCCTTTTTAAGTAGTGTAATAAATTAATAGTAGTGTAATAGATTTTTAATTAGTTTACAGAAAACAAGGATTTTTTTCTAGATACCAAAAAAGAAAAATGTTAATTCTATTTGAATTAATACAGTATGAAAAAAGAGATAATAGACAAAAGAAAAGCAAGAAAGCTAACCCCTAAACAATTAAGATTTGTTTATGAGTTTTCTAATTATACTTTGTTAGGAAAACAATCAGCAACAGAATCGGCCAGAAAGTCTGGATATAGTGAAACAGTATCAAAAAAAATGGCTTATGAATTACAAGACCCCAACAAATACCCATTAGTTGCCGAGGCTATCCAAGATATGAAAAACGAATTAAAAGATAAATATTCAGTTTCAATGGATAAACATTTGTCAAGGCTTGAGGAGTTAGGAAGAAAAGCCGAAGAAGAAAAACATTTTTCAGCCTCAATAAATGCCGAACAATTAAGAGGAAAAGTAGGGGGCTTATATGACCCAACAATTAGACTAGAAAATTCAATTGAAAACTTATCAAGAGAAGAACTATTGAAAAGATTAAAAGAAATTCAAAGTAAAAAAATAGATGTAATTGATCAAACAAAAATTATTGATCATGAGCCTTTAGAAGTAACCCAAGATAATCATATAAAAGATAGTAAATAATTATAATTTGTTAGAGAAAAATTTTATTAAATTAATAAGAAAAAATATACCTTTTTATAACTTCATTCGCATTGAAACCACAACACAGAATGGCTTTCCAGATCTTCTTTGTATTGGGTCAATAATGGATACTATTTTACTAGAAGTTAAAGTTGCAAAAGGGAATAAAATAAACCTTTCAAGCCACCAAATAGCCACGAATTTAAGGTTGTGGAATATCAAACAAGGTTTTAATTATATTATTGTTTATGTGCCTAAATATGAAAGCACCCCTCTTAAAGATTGTTGCTTTCTATATGAAGGGTTAAAAGTGAAGGAATTAGCCTTAAATGGGGTAAACGAACCCCCAACAGCGAACAATTGGGCTACTATATCTAGTTATTTGTTAAAGGTTCACGAAACACGAACCAAAAAACCTAGGAAATGAGCCGATTATAAGGCACGATAACTTTTATTTTCGTACCTTACCCCAAAAACCCCCAGAAATTGGCCATTGTTCATGATTAATGGCTAGGTACTTAGAAAAAATGGTAAAAATGGCTGTTTTCAGCCGATTATGAGAACCTGGATCCAGGCACCTTTTTTTATTTAGAGTGCTTGTGACCATGTTTTAAATTTTCAGCCATGAATTTTTCATATGGAAACGATTTTTCTAGGGGGTACCCCCTTTTTTAGTATAAAAAGGCCCTAGGAGTCCCTATGGTATCCAATAATAATAATTTTGAAAACTATTCTGATGAAGAATTAAAGCTAATGCTAGCAATTGCTATGCATGATGATGATGAAGCTGCACAAAGTAGCTTTATGCACTTTGTTAAAAAAGTCTGGCCAGAGTTTATTAATGGTTATCATCACAATGTATTAGCAAAAAAGTTCGAAGAGATAGCTTCTGGTAAATTAAAACGATTAATTGTTAATATGCCACCAAGACACACTAAGTCTGAGTTTGCTTCGTACTTGTTCCCCGCTTGGCTCATGGGTAAGAAACCAAAAACAAAAATAATACAAGCAACACACACAGCAGAGCTCTCATATAGGTTTGGTAGAAAGATGAGAAACTTAATGAACGATGAACAGTATAGGAGAATTTTTAAAGAAGTGCAGTTACGAGCAGATTCAAAAGCATCTGGACGATGGGACACAAATCATGGAGGAGAATATTTTGGTGCTGGTATCGGTGGTGCTATTACTGGTCGTGGTGCAGATTTATTAATCATCGATGATCCTCATTCAGAGCAAAGTATAACAGACACAAGTTTTGATAATGCATTTGAGTGGTATGTATCTGGACCAAGACAAAGACTTCAGCCTGGGGGAGCTATAGTTGTTGTTATGACAAGATGGTCTGAAAGAGATTTGACCGGGAGATTGATAAGGCAGCAAGCAGAAGTAAAAGCAGATGAATGGGAAGTTATAGAGTTCCCAGCAATACTTCCAAGTGGTAAACCAATTTGGCCAGAGTATTGGAAAAAAGAAGAGTTAGAAAAAATCCAAGCAAACTTACCTGTTATGTCATGGGAAGCACAGTACCAACAAAAACCAACTTCTGAAGAAGGTGCAATCATTAAACGCGAATGGTGGAAAATGTGGAAAAGAGAAGAAATACCTGAGCTGCGTCACATCATACAAAGTTATGATACAGCCTTTAGTAAAAAAGAAACAGCAGACTTTAGTGCCATTAGTACGTGGGGTGTATTTCGTACAGAGTTCAGTAAAGACAATATTATATTATTAGATTGTATAAAAAATCGTTGGGAGTTTCCAGAATTAAAAAAAGTTGCTCTTGAGCAGTATAATTATTGGGAACCAGAAAC